CCTATATATATGGCTTCTGATAGGAGTCTTAAGCAAGATTGGGAGAGCGTAGTGGGATGGATTGCTGCTTGTTTGCTTGTAATAGTGTTGTTGCCTATTTTGGGTATGCTATACATAGATGTTTTGCAAGCCAAGCATGAAGCCAAACAACAGCAGGAAAAAGTGCAAAAGCTGATTAAACAACTTGAAAGGGAAAAAAGTGACAAAGCAACTTGAAAAAGATTCAGCCTACAACCAGTTTGACACTGACCACGATGGTGTAGTCACTGACGCTGAGTTGGCGAGGTCTGAGCGAATGATTACCATTGAAAACATGGACAAGATGGCTGACCAACAGCGGGTTATGGCTTGGGCTGCACTTGGTGCGCCTCCTGCCTTAATTGCTTTTATGGCATCTAGTCTTGTTACCTTGGAAAAGGTCAACGCATTAAGCGGTTTAACAACTACCTACTGTGCGGCAATGGGAACCATTGTGGTGGCATTCATGGCGGCACAAGCGTATGTACGCGGTAAGGCTGAAGGATGAGCCTGTTCAATCCTTGGGTCTTGCTAGGCATCCTGATGGCTGTTTTGGGCGCTTTTAGCGGTGGTTATTACAAGGGTGGCGAGGATGAGAATGCTCGTCAACAGGCTGAAATAGCCTCTTTGAATGCCATTGCTAGGGAGAAGGAGCAAGCCTTAGTTCAAGCTGTAAACAAGCAAACAACACAATTATTGAAGGTGGAAAACAATGCAAAGATTCAGATTGCGAAGCGTGATGCCGCTATCAGTGCTGGTACTCTCAAGTTGCGGATTCCTGTCCAAAGCCCCGTCTGCCCCGTACACACCGCCTCAGATGCCCCCACTGAGTCCAGAGATAGCGTTCAAGCAACAGCCGAACTTGACAGAGAGACTGCTAAAAATCTTATCGCCATCACAGACGATGGAGACAAAGCCATCAGACAATTGAATGCTTGCATAGATGCCTATAACACTGTTTATCAAACCCTGAAAGGAACAAAATGAACTTATCTGCCAACTTTACCTTGAACGAACTCACAAAGTCTGAGACTGCAACCCGTCTAGACATTGACAATACGCCCAATGAAGAACAAATAGAGTCATTGCGTTTGTTATGCGAGAACATCCTACAGCCTGTGCGCGACCACTTTGGCAAGCCAGTGAAGATTTCATCTGGCTTTCGTTGTGCCGAATTAAATTCAAGCCCCGCTGTTGGTGGCTCAAAGACCTCAGATCATTGCAAGGGTCAAGCAGTTGATTTTGAGATTGAGGGTTTGTCTAATCCAGAAGTTGCAACTTGGATTATGGAAAATCTAACCTATTCCCAATTAATCCTTGAATTTTATGTGCAGGGACAACCTAATTCAGGGTGGATACATTGCAGCTATAACCCAGAGAAGCTAACTAAGCAAGAACTCACAGCCGTTAAGGTTGCGGGGAAGACCCAGTATCTTCAAGGACTACAGGCTTAATCTGCCGCCTACAGAAGTGTTTAGGGGTGAGGTGTTCGTACAAGATCACCTCACCGCACTTCTCGCATAACCAAGCATAACCCATATCTACAGTGGTAGTGGTGTTCCTGTTACCACCTTTTGCCCTGCCATAGAAGGTTCTTATCTTACGAATCATTTCTTGTTGAACTCAGCGTAAGCATCGGCAAACTTAGCCTTTTCTTCTTGTTGGCAGATGTATTTAAACTTTGCGAGGGCAAGCCACATTGCTGGTACTTTACGACACGCCCAAGCATCGTTTGCTTTGTCTATGGCAAAGTCAGGCATGAGGAATCCAGCTTGCCTAGCAAGGATTACTAATTCAATGTCTGGTTTGTAGGACTCCATCTCTTTAGGAGTCATCATTGCGTCAGGTGTCATGTAGATACTTTTGCTTTTGAGTAAATAACAACTTGTTGCTTGGACTCAAGACCTATTTTGGCTTGTGTTTGTCTACCCCAATTCTGTCCTGCTAATAGCCTCTTTAGTTCTTTGTCTCTTGTCCAGATGCTTGGAGTGCCATCATTCCAATTAAATGCGTTTTTAGTCATGGTTTCAATCCTTAATGGGCAATCTCTACCCTCTCTACAATCATGTGTACATGGTGGGCAAGTCATGCTTGTCCCCTTGCAAATCTACTGTCTTTTAGGAATGATCTCAGCCACTTGCCTTTGCCCAAAATGACCCACTCTTTGTATTCGCTCTCTGTTAATTTAGCGGATACGCCTCGCCCATTCTTGGTCATTTCTTTTCTTAATCTTGGCGCTGGTGTTTCTTTCATGTCTTCATATCCCTGATGTAAACAGTCAAACTGTCAATAGTGTCTTTACCAAAGCCAGTTAGCTTCTCAACCTCTAGAGCCACTTCCTCAATGACTTGATCTCTATAGGGGTTGATTGATATGGTTGCTTGCACAGCCCGTTTACGCCATAAGCTACGCTTCTCCATCTCATTGAATCCTTCATCTTCATCAGTCATTCTTTACCCTTTTCTTGATGTGACTTACAACAATGATTCGTTGAATCTTCTTGCACATATATCTGTTGTCAGGTGTTCTAGTCCACTCGCAAACTGGACACTTCACTACTCGTCTGTCTCCTTGTTTAGTAGGTACAACACAAACCCTGTGCAGACGCAAACCCCCAAGGCGAACCCGAAAACTCCCATTACTAGAACCCAAAATACTGTTTCCCACATTGGTCTTCTCCCTTGGTTTGAAATCTAATGAATCAAAGTACATCAAAGATGCAGCACAAGCTACAGCAATGACAAACTTGATGAACGTATTCATTTGCTTTCAGCAGCCAGTAGGTCGAGTTCAAGGGACTTCATCTGTTCCTTAAGAATGGTCATTTCGTTTTCCATAAATTCAATCTTCTTCTCCAGACGCTTTCTGGTCATGCTCTCTGCATGGCTCCACCCGATTACAACTGCTTGATTAGCAACCTTGGTTATTAACTCTTTCATGTCAGACCTTGAAAGAATGCCGCCAGCGTAGCAAGCTGGCACAAACTTTTGTGCGAGTTCTGCAATCTCTGTCTCTATAGTCATGCTGTTTCTCCTTGTGGTTGTGGGGTATGCCATGCAGACTGCAAGGCGGTGAAGTTCATAGGCTCAACTGTGACTGTGGAGAGGAACAAGCCCTTACCATGCAGCTTGCGCCCCCAATCGTCTGTTGCCTTGGTATTGGTCAACTCCTTACGCTTAACAGCGTTGTAGACGCTAGTAGCCTTATAGCCAGCCTCTACCAATTCATCCATAGTGCGATGCTCTTGGCAGAAGTCTTGAAGGTCGGTCAAGATAACCACCATGAAGCCAAGAGGACTGCCATGCCAATGCCGATAGCAATGGCGGTGAGAATGTCGGGGATTGATTCTTTCATGTTGTCTCCTTTAAAATTACTTGCGTTTTACTGTTCCAACCAATTTGCCATTAGCAATTTCATCCAAAATATGCTTGGCAATATTCAAGATTTGACGGGCATTGTTTACATCACCATCAGCCATCAAATCTTGAGCATGGGTTATTAAATCAACGACAACACTGTTACCGCCTTTAAGTTTGTAGGTAATGGTTTCTGTGATGCCAAAGACATATTTTTCAATATAGTCAACACCATATCTACGTCTGTTGCGGCTTACTTGTGGAGTAGAGATCATTTGGGTTTAATAGTCTTGACCAGCACGGGCGGGTTGTGCGCCTAAGAACTCAGCGTTATAGGGTGCGTTGTAGTTGAATGATGCTTTACGCATTACAGCGGCGGCTATTGCATCGCACTTGTCAGAATCAATTTCAGGGAAATTGCATTCAATGTTGTAGCCAAGGCTTTCAACATCCCATCCGCTAGATGACTCTAAGCAATTTTCTGCATGAGCAACCGCATTGCGGGTTATTGCAAATGCGTCAATTCGTGCTAAGTAGGCTTTGCTTTGGTTTGCATTCATTTTCAATTCTCCTTTAAGGTTGAAAGATGGGGCTTGCGCCCCGTTGGGTTGGTTAGTTAACGACTCTCAAAACACCAGTGTGACCAGTGCCTTTTAAGAAATCGACCATTTCGGCAAGCAATTCCTTTTTGGAATTTGCAGAGAACTCAATGGGTGTATCTGCAAGATCGACAATATTGGTGCGGATGTTGATGCCCTCAATCTCGCCAAGAAAATACTCGCCAGAGTAGCAATCATCTTTTTCGTACACATATGCTTTGTAGATTTTTGTCATTTCGTTTCTCCTAGTGGTTGCTGACAGTTGCCAATCATACAGCGTTTGACTACTTAGTCAACCCCCACCCATTTAATCCCACACATTTCACTAGGGTATTTAATCAGATAGGACTTGACTTATTAATCCAATGTTCCCTAGAATTCTTACCCATGAACACTCCAACTATGCAAACCATTGAATCCATTAAAGAAAAAGCTGAATCTGCTGGCTTCACCATCACTGATGTTGCCCGTCATGCTGGCTTTGACCCATCCCAAGTTAGCCGCTACGCCACTGGTAGAACCATACCATTGGTGACCTCAATACAACGGCTAGAAGAATCGGTAGATTCCCTAATCAAGCAACGTATTGAAGCCTTGAATGGGCGTACACAATGACAGTTATCTCAACAGTCTTCTCCCCCAAACGCATCATTGGCATTGATGTAGGCTTGAATGGGGCTATAGCAATGCTTAACGGCGAGTCGTTGATGGGTGTAGTCGATATGCCCACAGTCTCCCTTGACCGCAACGGCAAAACCAAAAGGCAGATCAGCATTCCCGAACTGGTGGAAATCATTGATACCTTTAAGCCTGAAGAAGCCTATGTAGAACGGGTCTTTGCAATGAGTGGGCAGGGCGTTACCAGCGTCTTCAGCTTTGGGCGCAGCCTTGGGGCTATAGAAGGGGTTTTAGCCGCTAGGCTCATTAAGACTACCTTGGTGACCCCACAGGCTTGGATGAAGGCTATGGGAGTCTCAGGGGGCAAGGATGGGGCAAGGGCAAGGGCAATGGAAGTGTTCCCTTGGCAATCTACATTGTTTAAAAGAGTGAAAGATGATGGTCGTGCTGATGCAGCATTAATAGCAGCTTGGGGACTAAGACATGGATGACAAAGAACGGCAGACCTTGCGCCAGCATATCGTCTGGCTTGGCTCACAGCTTGAGCAAGAACGTAGGCAGAACCAACAGACTGTAGTCTTTATCAAGCGTCTGCTAGACCCTGAAGACTTGGGTCATGCAGTCTCTAACGAGGCAAGGCAACTCGCTTATCAACTACTCATTGAAAACCATCACATTGAAAGAGCATCATGGCAACAAAACAACTAAACCTTAGAGCATCAGCGGCAAGTCGATGGATTGCCTGTCCCGCCTCTGCCAGACTATCAGCACTCATGCCCTATGTGGAAGGTGGCGAGGCGGCAAAGATCGGGACTGCCATTCATGCCTTGGCTGAGACTTGCTTTCAGTTGAACTCTGACCCCATGAAGTCAATCGGTACAGTGG